ACATTGTCGGGCGCTCAGTACGCAGCAAGAACGACGAGTGGTACATCCTGTCACCAGGCGAAATTCGACGCAGCGGACCCAACCTGGTGATCAATCTGGGCTACGGTCAGCGGGAGGAGATCTCCCCTGGGCGAGACCTGGCCATCAGGGTGTGGACTCCTCATCCCCGGTTGATGTGGTGTTCTGATTCTCCAGCCCGTGGTGCCCTGCTGATTCTGCGGGAGATCGAGCAACTGACCCGGTACACCTTCTCCCAGATTGACTCGCGTCTGGCCGGTGCCGGAGTCTTCGTCATCCCACCCAACATGGACTTCCCCGACTCGGACCCCGATGAAGACATCGGGCCAGTGGAAACCTTCGTGTCCATCCTCGGTGAGGCCATGTCTGCCTCGATGGCCCAGGACGGCACCGCGAAGAGCGTGGTTCCGATCATCGTGGAGCGACCACCTGGCGAGGGCGAGAACAACAAGTTCGAGCACATCACCTTTGAGTCGGCTCTTTCCCAGTTCACCCGGGAGTACCGGGATGAGGCGATTCGTCGACTAGCCCTGGCCATGGACATGCCGCCCGAGATCCTGCTCGGCACTGGCGACACCAACCACTGGAGCGCTTGGCACATCGAGGAGTCCACAGTCAAGATTCACGTAGAGCCGATGCTCAACCGGATCTGCGACGCGCTCACTCAGGCATACCTCACCCCCATGCTCAAGTTGATGGGCGAGGATCCAGCCAAGTTCACATTCTGGTTCGACACCGCACCTTTGACCGTTCGGCCTAACCGGCTTCAGGACACCCTCAACCTGTACACGGCAGGTATCGCCTCACGTCGGGAAGTTCTGGAAGCCGGTGCGTACAACCCAGAAACAGCCGCCCCTGATCAGGAAGAAGACAACGTCCGGTTCATGCGTGAGCTGGTGCTTCGAGACCCGACCCTGTTTGCGGTACCCGAGGTCCGGGAGATCCTTGGGTTTGACATGGAGTTTGCAACCCCCGAGGTGGCCGCTCCTGGTGGACCTCCACCGCCGCCGGCTCCGGGCGAGGTACCTCAGCCCACTCAGCCCGATGCTCTTCCGGAGCGTCCGTCTGATACCACACCTTCGCCCGACAGTGGCCTGGTGGCAGCGGCCGTGGAAATGGTCCCTGGCCCGAGCACCATGTTGGTGGCTTGTGACCTGATGGTGCACCGGGCGCTGGAGTTGGCCGGAAAGCGGTTGCACAAGAGTCGGGAACGGGACCAGTGGCTGAACTACCCACCACACGAATTGCACACGAAGTTTAAAGTCCGGGACCGTGAGCATGCTGAACGGCTACTTATGGGTGCCTGGACCCATCTCGGTGCGGTAGTTGGTGATCTGGGCGTAGAAGAAGATCCGCTGCGTCGGCTTCTGCATGCCTACTGTGTCGAGCTGTTGATCCGATCAATGACTCATGATCGATCTTGGTTGTCGATGGCCCTTAAGCAGGGTGGCCTGATGTCGTGAAAGTTCTCGTGGCCTGTGAATTCAGTGGCATCGTTCGTGATGCCTTCCTTCACCGTGGTCACGATGCGATCTCTTGCGACCTGTTGCCTACCGAACGACCTGGACCACATCTTCAGGTTGATGTTCGAACAGTACTCAGTGACGAGTATGACTTGATGATCGCCCACCCGCCGTGCACCTACCTGGCGGTGAGCGGGAACCGGTGGCGGGCTGAACGTCGTGAACAGGAGCAGGAAGCCCTGGAGTTTGTTCGGATTCTTCTCAACGCCCCAATCAAGATGATCGCACTGGAGAATCCGATCGGGATCATTTCCACCAAGATCCGTAAGCCGACACAGATCGTGCATCCGTGGATGTTCGGACACGCCGAAACCAAAGCCACCTGCCTCTGGCTGAAGAACTTGCCTTTTCTCGACGCCACCTTCCCGGTGCCAGGTCTCCGGGCACGAGTGCATCGGGCTGCCCCCTCGCCGGATCGATGGAAGGAGCGCAGTCGGACCCTGTCGGGCCTTGCCCGCGCCATGGCAGCTCAGTGGGGTGCTCATGGCCAGTCGTGATGAACTGCGCCAGGAGCGTGAGGCAGCGATCGACGCCGCCGAAGTTGACGTACTCAAGTACCTACTAGAGGCGTTTGCTCAGTGGTTGAAGGATGTGGCCGAAAGAGTCCTGTCCGCGTTCCGGAACTTTGGCCTGAAGCCGGACCCTACCGCCGTCTGGGCCGAGGCACCGAAGTGGATTGACAAGGTTGACCTTCTTCTGGCTGGACCGCTAGAAAAAGCTGTACGTCGAGGTTGGCACCTGGCCAGTGGTCGTACATATGTTTCAGGCAACTCATTCGTGCAGGCCCAGTTGGCAATGACCCGTAACTTCCTGGTCCGGGTACCCGATGAGGTATACAACCTGATCTTCGCAGAAATTTCCGATGGGGTGAACGCAGGGCAGTCGAATCGGGAGATAGCTGAACGGGTCGACACCATTCTCAGTGACACAAAAACTGCCCGTTGGCGTAACCGTGCCCAGTTGATCGCCCAAACTGAAACCATGCGCGCGTTCAACGCGGGAGCCTTCGGCTCAGCCATCCAGGCTCAGCAGATTGAACAGGAACCCCTGGTCAAAGAATGGTTGACCATGCACGACAACCGGGTGCGACTGAGTCACCGGGAAGCAGATGAGCAGCAGCAACCAGTTATGCAGCCATTCATTGTGGGGGGCTACCCGTTGATGTTCCCAGGTGATCCAATGGGACCACCCGACGAAGTGATCGGATGTCGGTGCACTGTGTTGGTGAAGGAGCGTGAGTGATGGCCGTCGACCTGAAGACTAAAGGCGCACGCACGCTGTTCGAGTACTGGGTGCATGGAGAAGGTGCCGTCAAGGTTCGATGGGGCACCGACGGCTCCATGGACCGGTGCATTCACCATCTGACCGGCAAGGTCCGTGACCCTGGTGGCTTGTGCGCCGAGTACCATCACGCAGCCACCGGCGAATGGCCCCGAGGAGGCACGATCCCCTCATCGGCAAATCCCATTGGATTTGCTATGTGGCAGGGACTTCTTGCGCCGATAGAACGACCTACTGGCGATGGTCGGGAATTCGGAATGGGGGCATTGACCCATCGTCAACTTCCGTTGCCGTTGATGTGGCAACGGGAAATGGCCAGTGGCACCCACACCGGCGCAGTGATCATCGGGCTGATTTCTGAACTGTCCGCGTCACCTGACCAGATATATGGACGAGGAGAACTGTTCAACCCTGACGAGATTGGGCTACCTCGCCTAGCCGAAGACATTGAAGAGGTCAAGTTCCTTCTGAAGAAGAAGGTGATCGGCCCGAGCGTGGACCTTGACTCGGTCACCTTCGAGTGGCGTAACGGTCACCAGTACATTCTTGAGGGACGAATCTGCTCTGCCACGCTTGTACCAATCCCGGCGTTCGCCGAGGCCCGGCCTTTTGAAATTTACGAGGAAGGGTTCCTGATTGCTTCATCGGGATTGGTGAACTACCCTTTTGAGTTCATCTCCCTGGCCGAGTGGAAGTCCTCGAAACACCCACGTGACTACCATGGTCGTTTCCGGGAGACACCAGACGCCCCTGATGCACCAAAGGATTCGAAGGCTCCTGGTTGGGTTTGGCCTGCACATCCGGACGATCAAAAAGCCCCGAAGCCTTCGCACCAGCCTCGACACCGTGCAGCCACCCCAGAGTCACGAAAGACGCCGAAAAACCGAGATGAGGAAATTCGGCTTAAGGAGCAACGTGCTGAGCGGCTACGGAAAATAGACGAGGAAGAAACAGCTCGTGCACAAGATTTTCTGCAGCGTGACCAGGAAACCGAGAGACTTCTTGAGGAGATATATGACAACAATATCCCTTATGAAGTTTACCGGGCTCTTGAGAATCGTCAGAAAATCGATATGCCTTCACTTGAAGAACTCAAGAAGGTTCAGGAGTATCTGAAAAATCGAGAAGGTAAGCCCCTGGAGTTTCTTGATGAAGATCGGGAGATTATTGATTTCCTTGACCCTGATTATGGAGAGGATAATGTTCCTGAGTTTAATCCATTTGAACAGCCCAGGGAGGGTTCTGCCGAAGAGAGACGTATTATTGCTGCTGCCAAAGAGCGAGCTAAGCTGACCAACGAAGAAGATATGAAGGCATTTGACAGGAAGTTTGCCAAAGATAATCCAGACATCTTCCCTCCAGGCGCTGATTCAATATTTGAATACATAGAGAGAATGTTCAAGGAGGCGCGTCACGCACAGGAGAAGAAGGAGGAAAGGGGTAAGATTACGAGTGGACAGTCTGCCGCTGATGAAGACTTCGAGGGACACATCAGTAGTGGAGTGAAGAGGGCCAGCTTCTTTGATGCTGGCATGCAGGGTCAAACTGCTGTTGTTCAGTTCTCTGATGGTACCCATGCGGTCCATAAGCGTTTTCCTGAGCAAAACAAATACAACTTTGGTACCGCGACAGATCAGGCTGACGCCGAAGAATTGGCTTCTGTGGTAGGACAGGCTCTTGGTGTAAAGGCACCATCGGTTTACCGTAGTGATTACGACGCCATCTTTATGGAGTACTTGACAGGTGATATAGCAGAATCACTGTCTCGTGAGGATCAGGGTAAGATATTCGACAGTGATCAGGGTCGCCTTGTAGGACTCATGGACATCATCATTGATAATGGTGATCGACATGATCTCAACTGGTTGATTGAAAAGGATGAGAGTGGAGTTTTTCATCCGAAGCCTATTGACCATGGTTTGTCTTTCCGTTACAGGTATGGCGCGGTTGCGGCTCCTGATCAATATGGAGGCTTTTCCAAGCACTTTTCAGATGGTGGTTACTGGAAGCGACCCAATGATATGTCGCCGGAAGACCTTAAAATTATTCGTGAACGCCTAGAGAAGCTTCTTCCACGTTTTAAAGCACTTAATCGTGAAGATTGGCACGAGTCCATGATGACCCGTCTGGAAGAAGTAGAACGACGCGCTCGCGGTACTCGGAGAAGGGTTACGGCATGACGAAGAAATTGAAGCTGTACCGAGTGTCCGATAAAAGGATCTTGGATGAAGTAACTCTAGGTTCAGAAAATCTGAGCTACACCACCGGGAAGGCTCGGAATCAGATCGAGGCCATGGCCCGGACTGCCGAGGTGACTCCAGTGCAGATGTTCGACATCATCTACAAAAACAACTGGTCGAACGGGTACGTCGGCATGAAGAAGATGAACGAACCCAAGCCAGGAGCTGCTGGCCGGATCACTGAAGACTTGACAGGCTGACAGGGCTTACCCTGTATTAATCGGATAAGGAAGGGTACTGATGGCAGTCAACCGCACCGCCTGGCGCAGTGCTCCCATTGGGGCACGCGAACAGGAGTTCAATGCCGATGACGCCATAGCCCGTCTCGTGCAGCGATACAGTTTGGGTAGTGCCGCCGGTAAGCCCGACGAGTACTTTAAGGCGTTCCTGTACCGAGAAGACGGTGCGGATGCCCACAACCGGGAGTCGTACCGGCTACCTATCCATGACGTGATCAATAACAAACTGGTCCTGGTGCCACACGCCGTTTACGCTGCCGCCGCCCTACTGTCTGGTGCCCACGGAGGGCTACCCAACATTCCCGACAAGCAGAAAGATGAGATCCGCAACGTCATCAGCGAGATCTACATCAAGCTGCGGGACACCTTCAATGACCCTCGAATCAGGCCACCGTGGGATCGGGGCCAACCACCAGAACGTAGGAGTGACGCCAACATGACCATCGAGCCTCTTGCTCCAGGTGGAGTGGTTCCTTTTACCTCTAATGAGATCACCCTGACGGGACCCAGCGAGGTGAACATCCCGTTCAAGGTTTTCTATACCGATGGCACTAACACCACCTCGGCGGCGATGACCACCACCGTGGACATTGGTACCTTCGCCGACAACCCGAAGGAGCCGTATGGGGACGTTGAATACGCGGACCCGGGTTACCAGGAGGATGGCAAGAAACGCTACCCGCTGGACAGTGAAGAGCACTGCCGCGCGGCGTGGTCGTACATCAATATGCCGAAAAATGCGGAAAAGTACACGCCGGAACAGCTAGCTGAGATCAAGGGCAAGATCAAGGCGGCTTTGAAAAAGTACGGGGTGGACGTCGCCGACGACGAGAAGAAGTCCAGTCAGGACAAGTACGCCGCTCTCGTCGCCGCCGCCGCACCCCTTGCCCCACCGAAAGAGTTTTTCGACAATCCTCACTTCAAGGCAGCAGCTCCGTTGACCGTTACCGAGCAGGGACGGGTCTTCGGTCACCTGGCCCTGTGGGGTACTTGCCACACCGGTATCGGCAACTCGTGTGTCACTGCCCCGAAGAGTGTTACCAACTACAGCTACTTCAAGAGTGGAGCTGTGCTCTGCGCAGACGGATCAGAACTGTCCGTAGGCAAGATCACCCTCGGTGGTGGCCACGCGCGTCCTGGCCTGGGCTGGGCACCTGCCCTGGCTCATTACGATGAGTCCGGTTCCGTAGTTGCTGTCGCTCGAACAGGTGAAGACCGCTTCGGTATCTGGTTCTCTGGGGCAATTGTTCCTGGAACCACCGAAGAGCAGATAGCCGAACTACGTCGTTCACCTATCTCTGGTGATTGGCGTCGAGTAAACGGAAACCTGGAGTTGATCGCCGCCCTCGCCGTCAACTCACCCGGTTTCCCGGTAGTACGAGAAGAAAACGGTGTACAGCTCAGCCTGGTAGCCGCCGGCACTTTCGGTGGACCAGTGATCGTGGACCTGGATGAAGAGGCATCCACTGTTGCTTCCCGCCTGGCCGCCCTTCGTCACTATGATCAGGAACTTGCGAAAAGCGAACGTATCCGTCGTATCCGCAAGATGATGGAGGAGTGAGATGGGCTGCGGCTGCGGAGGTCAGAAAACCGACGAGAAAATGTACCTGGTCACCACCCGGGACGGGAAAACTCTAGAGGTGAAAGGCGAATTTGCGGCACGGGTCGAGATCACCCGTGCGGGTGGCGGAACGTATCGAGTCAAAAGCTGACCTGTTAGTGGACACGTTCACATTCGTGATCTATTCTTTGCGCATCTGACGCTGAGCTAGGGGCCGGTCGGGCGAATTAATCTGTTTCGACCTGAAGAGGCCCCACATGTTTGTCATTCCAGATGCTCTCGACCAGTACTCGGTCGCGGGACTCAAGGACCTGGCGACAATCGCGGCCGGAGAGCGCAAGACCCTCCTGGCTGCGGTGGTCAACCCCGAGGACATCACTGAGGAAGACCTGACTCGCGCCGAGGA